AAGGCTTGGATTGGTATGTGAACTGGCTAAGGACGAACAACTACGAGCTTGCAGAGCAATTACTTCCGCATGACGTACAAGTACGGGAATTAGGCTCAGGTAGATCAAGGCTCGAACTTCTACAAGAGGCAGGCTTAAACATCACGATAGTCCCAAGGATGGGTGTGGACGATGGGATACAGGCCGTGAGAAGGCTGATTCCTTACTGTTGGTTCGACCCTAAGACTAAGCGCGGTGTGGACGCGCTACGGAATTATCGGCGACAATACGACGATAAGCGTCAAGTCTACTGGGATAAGCCTCTTCACGATTGGGCATCTCACGCAGCAGACGCATTTCGGTATTTAGCGGTTGGAATGAATGAGACAACAAGTTGGTCCAAGCCTCTGAAACCTAACGTATCTTGGGTGGTCTAAATGGATGATGGTCGGCTAAAAGCAATCCTACAAGGCGAGATCGACAACGCCATTGGTTTCTTAGAGACAGAGACCGTCGAGCAACGCAAGAACGCGCTTACCGCGTACATGAGGGACCCCTACGGCAACGAGGTCGAGGGCAGGTCTCAGATTGTCACGGGTGAGGTCGCAGAGGCTGTAGACGGGATGCTGCCGCCTCTCATGCGTCTCTTTACCTCTGCGGATCAGATCGGTGTGTTCGAGCCCGTAGGACCAGGCGATGAGCCATTAGCAGAGCAGGCTACCGAATACTGCAACTGGGTGCTGATGAAACAGAACCCAGGTATTGCGATCATGCACGATTGGTTCAAGGATGCCATCCTTCAGAAGGTAGGTATCGTCAAGGCTTATTGGGATGACTCCATTTCGGTTACGAAGGAGCAGTACGCGAACCTAACCGACGATGAACTTGCGATGCTTCTGTCTGATGGGACGATGGAGATCGCAGGTCAAGAGACGATAGAGCAAGAGATGGACGGGCAAGTCATGCGTGTCCATAACGTTGCTCTGATGAGAAAGACTAAGGCAGGCAAGGTCAAGGTCGAGAACGTGCCTCCAGAGGAGTTCTTGATCTCTAAGGCAGGCAAGACCGTTAGGGATACGCCATTCGTCGCGCACAGGAAACTCATCACGAGGTCAGACCTGATTGCGATGGGGTTCGATGCCGAGATCATCATGAACCTGCCGGTCTACAACGACCTTGAGTTCTCTGCCGAGTACATCGCTCGATACAACCGAGACGAGCAGCCCTTCATGGAGCCTAGTCTCGACAAGAGTATGCAGACGGTTGAGGTGTTTGAGTGCTACCTAAAGACAGACTATGACGGAGACGGGATCGCGGAGCTAAGGCAGGTTTACTTCTCTGGAAACGAGATACTTGCGAATGAAGAAACCGACTATGTGCCGTTTTACTCTATCTGTCCTATTCCGATCCCTCATCGCTTCTTTGGGGATTGCCCTGCTGATCGTACAGTTGATCTCCAGCTTATCAAGACTACTGTAACGAGGCAGATGCTGGACAATATGTACCTTCAAAACAATACCCGCATGGGTGCTGTGGAAGGTCAGGTCAACCTGGATGACCTCTTAAGCGTTACACCTGGTGGTGTTATCAGGCTCAAGAACCCTGGTGCTTTGGTTCCCATACAAACACCTCCTGTGGGCCAGCAAGCCTTCCCGCTCTTAGAGTACCTAGACCAGGTGCAAGCCAAGAGAACGGGCCTTACAGAGGCTTCCCAGGGCTTAGACCCCAACATCCTACAGAACGTGACTGCTGCGGCGATTGCTGCGCTCACGCAAGCGTCACAGGGCAAGATCGAACTTATCGCTCGTGTTTTTGCTGAGACAGGTGTAAAAGACTTATTCAAAGGACTTTTACATCTCTTATGCAAGTACCAGGACAAGGCAGTCATCCTTCGGATGCGTGGGCAGTACGTCCAGTACGATCCGAGAGAGTGGTCGAACCAATACGATTGCACGGTGAATGTGGGTCTTGGGACAGGCAACATCGAGCAAAAAATGGCTATGCTCTCAATGGTTCTCTCAAAACAAGAGCAAATGCTCCAGATGCTGGGGCCAAACAATCCTTTAGTGTCGCTCTCGCAATATCGTGCAACGCTTGGCAAACTGGTTGAAGCGGCAGGGTTTGCGGATTCTGCTGAGTTCTTCAAGCCTGTCACGCAAGAGGTCGATCAAGCCCTTGCACAACCTCAACAACAAGGTCCAGATCCTGCGGTTCAGATGATGATGGCGCAGGCTCAAGCAGACATCGAGATCAAGCGTCAGAAAGCAATGGCAGACATTCAGCTTGCAAGAGAAAAGGCCATAGCAGAGTTAGAGCTTAAGAAGATGGAGTTCGAGGCCGAGGCTCAGATGAAGGCAATGAAGGTCGGCGCGGGTATTACTTCCAACATCGAGATACCAGGGTAAATCATGGCAATTCCATCAGCAGTCTATACCTCAGCCTGGGCGAGCTATACACCTTCGCAGAAGATCGCTGCCTTTAATGCGGCAGGAACGACTGTCGAGGAACTTGTAGGTGCTGGGGTTCCACAGTCAGACATTACCTGGATGCTGTCTAATGGATTCAGCCCTCCGCAGCCTGTGCAACAAGAACCTGTCTACACACAGCCAGAACCCGTATATCAGGAGCCCGTGTACCAAGAACCTGTTTATCAAGAGCCTGTCTATCAAGAGCCCGTGTATACACAACCCGTATACACGCCTCCTCCTGCCGCTCCGACCTACAACGTATTTGGTTTATCTTGGAACTCTGGTGCGAGCCTTGCGACGAAGCAGGGATACATTCAGTCATTACTTTCCGCAGGTATCACGCCAGATCAAATAAAGGCTAGGATTACTGAGTTAGACCCAACTAACGCAACACAGGCTAACTTTGATCTGCTTGGCATACCGACTCCAACACCAACCCCGACTCCGACTCCTACTCCGACCCCTACGCCTACATTTACACCAACTGCAACCGTACAGCAGCCAACAACGACGATTGTTGAGCAACCAAGAAACACATCACAAGACGCTGTAACGCTGATGGCAGCGCAGTTAGGTTTAGGACTTCCTGCTGAATGGCCTTATTACACCGCACAAGATAAGGTTAACTGGTTTAACGCCAACAAGATTACTGAGCAGACGCTTAAGGACTACAAGGTTCCGCAAACAGATATTGACTACGCTAAACAACTAGGCCTCGGCACAACTACCGCTCCTGCTCCATCTTGGCAGCTTCCAACGGGTATGACGCTTCCTTCTGGCTGGTCTACCTTCACGGGTCAACAAAAGGTCGATTGGTACAACCAGAACAAAGTCACAGCAGATATGCTGCGAGCAATGGGTGTTCCTGAGACGGACGTACAGGGCGCGATTACGTTGGGGCTTGGATCAACACCGACAACAACACCAACAACGCCAACGACACCAACGACACCAACTTTCAGGCCAGAAGATTTTTTGCCGCCCGCCTACAATCTTCCCGCGACTAACTTTGTGCCGTTTGCTACGGGCGGTGGACAGACAAGCCTTGCTGCCCCTACTACTGGTTTCTTCTACAAGACAACGCCAACACCTGAAGTTCCATTCCAGTTTCAGTCTGGCGCAGCAGGATACACAAACCTGCGCCCTATGACCCTAGAGTTTGGAACTCCTGCTGTTACGTCTAACGTACAACAGTTTCAGCCAGGACCGTTTAACCGCTCAGGCCTTATCGCTAACTACGATTGGGCTAAGACTGACGCTCAGTTAGCTCAACAGGCAGCACAGCAGGCGCAACAAGCGGCAGACGATGCAGCGCAGCAAACAGGTAGCGCAAAAGGAGGCAAGGTTAAGTCTCTGCTTGGGCCTAACCCAAGCAACGATGACGATGGTTTTGGTGCGCTCCAGTACGGAGAGTTTGTCATCAGGAAGAAGGCTGTAAACAAGTACGGCGAAGATTTCCTAGAAGCCTTGAACGAGTCAAGGATTCCTAAAGAGAAAGTGAAGAGCCTGTTATGACGCAACGATGGGAACGAGCCAAGGCATTACTCGGCGATGAGTTTTTGCAAGAAGTCTTTGCTGAGTTGGAAAAAGACAACATCGAGCGTATCATCCGAAGCAATCCTGATGAGATTGACCAACGTGAAGAGGCTTACAGCTCGATTCGCGCAGTCAATCAGGTAAAAGCCCGTTTGGAGGCTATTGCCGCCGAAGGCGAGATGGTCAAGAAACGGTTTCGTATATTTTGAATTGAGGTTAGTTTATGGATAGCAGCAACCCGCAAGGGACTAGCTTGACGGTGGGACAGGCAGCAAATGCGTTCTTAGGGATGATGGATGGTGGCGAACCTCCGCAGGAGCAAGTTCAAGACCAGACAGACGAGCAAGAACTTGTTGCCAGTGAATCTGAGTCCGAGGAGTCTGGAGAGGAAGTTCAAGAGGAGGAACAGCGTTTTATCGTTAAAGCAGCAGGCGAAGAACGCGAGGTGACCCTCCAAGAACTGATCGAAGGCTACCAAAAGGGTACGGATTACCACAAAAAGACTAATCAGCTTGCCGAGCAGCGGAAGGCAGTAGAGGCAGAAAAGACCGCAATCGAGCAAGCAAAGCAGGCGAGAGATGCGTACTCGCAGCGTTTGCAGGCGATGGATAACTTCCTGAGCCAACAAATGCGTGGCGAGGATATTGAGAGCTTGAAGGAAACCGATCCCATTGCTTACGCAGTGAAGGTCGCAGAACGAACCCAGCAGGAAAAGCAGGTCCAGCAGATTCGTGCAGAGCAGCAACGCATTGCTAGAGAGCAACAGGCAGAGCGCGAGGCACACCTGGAGAAGCATCTTGTTGAGGAGGCTAAGAGGGTTGCAGAAGCAATTCCTGACTATGCCCACCCCGAAAAGGGTGAGAAGGTTCGGTCTGAACTTCGTAGCTTTGCAAAGTCAATCGGGTATTCAGATACCGAGTTGGCTAACGCAACGGACTCTCGTGCTGTATTGACGTTGTGGATGGCAAGCCAGTACCAGAAGTTGCAGAAGGCAAAGCCTGGTGTAACCAAGAAGGTTACCGAGGCTCCCAAGATGCTAAGGGCTGGGAACGCAACAGGTAAGACCATAGCCACAGAGGCTGCAAAACAGGACTTTGCGCGGCTAAAAAAGACGGGATCTCGTCAAGATGCTGCCAGAGTGTTTGAACGATTTTTATGATTTAGGAGATTAAGATGTCTGTCCCTTCAGGTACATACCAAACCTTCACGGCTGTCGGTCAGCGTGAGGACTTGACTGATGTTATCTACAACATCAGCCCCACAGAAACCCCTATCCTTTCGTCGCTTGCTCGCACGAAGGCAACCGCTGTTTACCACGAGTGGCAGACGGATACCCTCGCAGCAGCAACCACCAACAACGCACAGGTTGAAGGTGATGACGCTACGGCTGCAACGCTTTCGCCCACAACCCGTCTCGGTAACTATACCCAGATCGTTGCTAAGACGATCCAGGTTTCCGGCACGATGATGGCTGTTGATCTTGCAGGTCGCCGCGCAGAGAAGGCTTATCAGCTCTCGAAGGCTTCGCAGGAACTCAAGCGTGACCAAGAGACGATCATTTCTGCTAACCAGGGCCGTTCTGCTGGTGGCGCATCGACCGCTCGTAAGATGGGTTCGTTGCTTTCTTGGCTCAAGACCAACTCGAACTACAACACCTCGGACGGTGCTAACCCCACCACTATCGGTGTTTCGACCCGTTCGGACGGTACGACCCGTACCTTTACCGAGGCAATCCTTAAGGATGGCGTTCAGCAGGTTTACACCTCTGGCGGCAGCCCCAAGATCCTCGTGGTTGGTCCTGCACTGAAGCAGACTGTATCTACCTTTGCTGGTATCGCAGCACAGCGTTACATGGCTCCTTCGGATGCTCCTACGACCATCATCGGCGCGGCTGACGTTTATCTCAGCGACTTTGGTTCGATCTCTGTTGTACCTGATCGTTTCATTCGTAGCCGTGATGCGTTCGTCCTCGACCCTGAGTACGCAGCGATTGGTTACCTCCGTCCGTTCCAGACGAACGAACTTGCAAAAACTGGTGACTCTGAAAAGACCCAGATCCTTGCTGAGTTCACGATGGAAATGCGTAACGAAGCAGCCCACGGTATCCTCGCGGATCTGAAGTCTGCTTAAGTTATAAACTGTGGTAAAAAGAAGGGAGGCGTAACAACCTCCCTTTTTTTATGAGCACAAAGACAACATTTCATGCTACCGACGATCAGTTTGTGTTCCAGAGAACGCAAGAGATAACTGACATCGTCGAGCAGAATAAAGCCCTGTACAACGCGACAGACGAGCGTGAGCGATGGGGTGAATGGACACGCTACGCACAACTTCCCTTTGTTGTGGTTGATGACCTAAACGCCAAGGGCATCATGCGTGGGTTTGCGGTGATTGACGAGAAAAGATTTAGGGCGTGGATGAACGACCCAGAAAACAGACACTTCAGGACGAGGCCAGGAAAAGTATGAAAGTAGCTCTGTGCGTCCCATGCAGGGACACGATGATGACCGGTACATCTTTTGACATGGCTCGATTGGCTGCTTATGACGGTGCTAATCGGGTCGGCAAACACGGTGGCGCTTTATTGCTCTACACAGCGCCAGGCACGCTGATCTTCTCTCAACGCGAGTCTCTAGCGAAAGAAGCGCTGGCAGACGGTGCGGAATACATTCTCTGGGTTGACTCGGATATGAGGTTCCCCAAGAACACCTTGGAGCGTCTGTTAGCTCACGGCAAACAGATCGTCGGGGTTAACGCAGTTACGAGACGAAAGCCCGTTTTACCTACGGCTATTAACTTCCATCAAGACAAAGAGATCTTCGAGAAGATTGAGAGCAGAGGCAAGAAGGGTATCGAGGCTGTCACTGCTGTAGGTTTTGGGGTTGTGCTAACCCACAAATCTGTGTTTGAGGCTATGCCCCAACCTTGGTTTGATGTAGTATGGGGGGCGGGTGGTCTAATTGGCGAAGATGTGCATTTCTGTGTAAAAGCCCTAGATCACGGTATTCAGACGTTCGTGGATCACGAATTGAGTCTTGAGATAGGACACATCGGGACGTACGAATATCGATGGAGCGATGTCGAATATGGCCCTAAGCACTTACAGCGAACTGCAAACGACGATAGCTAATTATCTCAGTAGAGATGATCTTACTACCGCGATCCCTGACTTCATCCAACTCGCGGAAATACGCCTACGCAGAGATCTACGCCTGCGCCAGATGCTTACCCAGACATCGATCACGGCTACAGGTGGTGGCGCAACAATTAACCTCCCTACTGACTTCCTGCAAGCGCGGGATGTGTACGTTGACTCTGATCCCGACTTCCCGATCACGTTCGCAACGCCAAGTATCTTCATCAGGAACGGCAGGACGAACGAGAGTGGTGTACCGGCTTTCTACACGATCCTCGGTTCGACCATTCAGCTTGCGCCAATTCCTGACAGCAATTACACGATTAAGATCCTCTACTACGCAGCGCCTGCTTTTCTCTCGACTTCCAACACAACAAACCTCTTCCTAACGACTTGCCCTGATGCGCTTTTGTACGGCGCTTTAGGAGAGGCTGAGCCTTATCTTATGAATGACCCTCGGTTGCAGACCTGGGGTGCTTTGTATGATCGTGCGATCACTGCGCTTACGAGATCCGACGAGGAGAGCCAGTATTCAGGCGTTCCTCTTGCGATGGCGCTTGCTAAACGATGAGAGTTAACTTTGGTGAGTGGTTACCCGATCAGCCAGGCGTGGCTGGTGCGCTTGTGGATGCTAAGAACGTCATTCCGCAACAAGTAGGATACGGACCGCTTCCTGCTCCTGCTGAGTGGTCTAACGCAGCATCAGAAACGCTTAACTCGGTTGTTGCTGCTGCTGCACCTAGTGAAGCAGTTACGGTCTTTGCTGGCGGTGATACGAAGTTGTTCAAGCTCGGCACGAACTTAGCCCTGTCTGATGTATCAAAGTCTGGCGGTTATACAACCCCATCGGATCAGAAGTGGCGGTTTACCCAATTCGGCAACCGAGTGATTGCAGCTAACGGTGGTGACAGGCTCCAGGGCTACCTCATGGGCTCATCGACGCTCTTTGCAGACCTTGGTGCTGCTGCGCCTAAGTCTCGGTACGTCACTACGGTCAGGGACTTTGTGGTTGCAGGCTTTAACAATGGGGCAACGATCTACCCTAACCGCGTCGAATGGTGCGCGTTGGGCGACGAAACCGATTGGACCCCATCCGCTCTCACACAGTCTGACTACCAGGACATTCCTGACGGTGGGCATGTGAAGGGGTTGACGGGTGGTGAGTATGGATTGGTGTACATGGATCGTGCGGTTGTCCGTATGTCCTACGTTGGAAGCCCTCTTGTATTCCAGTTTGATACGATCTCTAGGGGCTTAGGTTGTATGGAGCCCAACTCGATCATCCAGTATGGCGGCATGTCGTTCTTTTTGTCTGATGACGGGTTTTATCGCTGTAATGGTCAGGCAGTCGAGTCTATTTCTGTCGAGAAGGTAGACAGGTGGTTCTTTAACAACGTAGATATATCGCAGTTATCTACGATGAGCGCTGCGATTGACCCGCTTAAAAACCTTGTTATCTGGTGCTTTAAGACGACAAGTCAGTCAACAAACGTCCTGATCTACAACTTCAACCTTAACAAGTGGTCTTATGGTGAGGTGAATGTAGACACGATCTCATCTTCGACTGCTATCACGACAACATCTTCGTCTGGCCTGACCTTAGAGCAATTAGACGCTTACGGAAGCATTGATTCGCTTCCTGCAAGCCTTGATTCCTTTGGATATACGGTCACATCCAACCTGCTTACGGGCACGCTAGGCGCGAAGATTGTGGCCTTTTCTGGGTCGGCATTAACGGCAAACATCATTACGCCTGATTTGTCGCTCAACGATACACCTAGCGTAGTGACGCTAGTAAGGCCCGTGATTGATACGGGATCGTGCTCGGTGCAAATCTCGTCGAGAAAGCGTTTGGGCCAGGTTGCTCAGTTTACGGGCTCAAGTTACACGGCAAACGATGACAACCGCATTGGCTTGCGTTCTTCTGGAACATACCATCGGTTGCAGGTAAGACCTTCTGGGGTCTGGACTTCTGCGGTTGGAATAGATGTCACGGTTGTACCGCAGGGGCTGAGATGATCTTCCGTACGCTGCCTCCGTTTGGTGGCGATGCGAGAGCGGTTGCCGAAATCGTCCGTAACATCATGGACGGTAAGACCAACAACACGGGAACGGTAACGCTTAATACCGGAAACGCCACCACAACCACGATTACAGACGCGAGAATAGGGGTAGAAAGCAAGATCATCCTCGTTCCTTACTCTGCCAATGCCTACGCAGATGCGGTCCCTTATGGGTCGTTTTTTGACGTTACAGACCAATCCGCTGCAAGCACCACAACAGCCTATGCCATTACGTTATCTAACACCGACCTGTCTAATAACGTCTACCTATCAAACTCGTCGAGGATCAATGTAAGGGCTGCTGGTAAGTACAACTTCCAGTTCTCGATTCAGTTTGCTAACGATGACTCGCAGATACAGGATGTAGATGTTTGGATAAGAAAAAACGGCACTGACGTTGCTGACAGCAACTCTAAGTTTTCGATTGACTCAAAACACGGGTCGGTCAAAGGCCACATCATTGCTGCGCTTAACATCTTCTTGGACCTGGCGGCCAATGACTACATTGAGCTTATGTGGTCTACAACATCAACGCTTGCCATCATCGAGCACATCCCCACTCAAACGAGTCCGACGAGACCTGCGACTCCTTCTGTGATTGCCACGATGCAGTTTGTTGGGGGGTTTTCTAACGGTGGGGTGTATATCTCTTCGGTTACGAATGGCTCCGCGACGATTACGCATTTTCCTAACGCTACCTCCGATAAGACGTACGGTTATGTGGTGGTTGGATGAATGTTCAATACGTTAAGCCGGAAAATCTTCGCAAGATCTGGCCGTTCGTTAGGCAGGGATTGGAAGTCATTCTCAGAAAGAGTCCAGAAGCATGGATACCAGAGGACATTTACGCGGACTGTTTTGCAGGGCGATCACTTCTTTGGGTCTTTGTTGAGGATACTTATCCTTGCGGCTTTGTTGTTTTGCAGCCTATCGGCGATAATTTGCATATTTGGTGCGCTTATGGCAAGGGAGATTTTGATGCAGGCATGGATCATGTTCTCCGCATTGCGCGAGAAGGTGGCGCAAGGACTATCAGCTTTGATTCGTGGCGTAAAGGCTGGGATCGCAAAGCTCAAGCGTTGGGTTTCAGGCCCAGGAAATGGGTAAGAGAGGTTTAATATGTCTGGCGGGTCAACAAACACAGTAACCAGGACGGAATTAGATCCGTCTATGCAGCCGTACGTTCAGTACGGTCTATCTGAGGCTCAACGTCTATACGCAACTGGAGGCCCACAAGCCTACACAGGGCAGACGTACGTTGGTCCATCGCAACAGACTCAGGCAGCAATGTCTGCGATGCAGACAAGGGCTATGCAAGGCAATCCGCTTGTACCTTTAGCCCAACAACAACTTGCAGGCCAGATAGGCGGCGCTCAGGCTACAGCTTTACAGGGCCAATTTAACCCTGTTCTACAAAACACGTTAAGCGGCAGTTTCCTTGGGCCTAATCCTTACTTGACTCAAGCACTACAGCCTGGGTTCGCGCAGGCTTCTCAGTCTTATCAGGACGCTATCAACCAAATGCGGTCTAAGGCTTCTGCTGCTGGACGTTACGGAACAAACGAAGCCCTTATGAGCCAAGAAGCAAGGGCTCAAGGTGCGTTAGCAAATGCGCTAACCAGTCAGGCAGGACAGCTTGCTTATCAGAACTACGGAGATGAGCGAGCAAGACAGATGTCTGCGCTTGGCTTGGGTGCTAACTTGTACGAGCAAGAACGAGCAAGACAACAGGCTGCGATTGGTGCTGCTCCAGGCATGGCGGCACAGGACTACACGGATATTGCACAACTCGCACAAGTTGGTCAGACGGCAGAGCAGTACCAACAGGCGGCACTTGCAGACGCAATCCAGAAGTTTAACTACCAACAACAACAGCCTTACTCGAACTTACAGAGTTTCTTGAGTTCTGCGTATGGCGCACCTATGGGTCAGCAGACCATCCAGCCAACTTACTCTAACCCGCTTGCTGGCGCACTTGGTGGCGCTCTTACTGGGGCAAAACTAGGTAGCATGGTTCCTGGTTTAGGCACAGGTCTTGGTGCTGCTGCTGGTGGATTGCTTGGTTTGCTTGGGAGATAACAGTGTCAACTAGTAACTTCCTTGGCGGTGTGTTTGGTCAGATGCCTTCCTATATGGGAGGTTTATTGGGCGCAGATGAACAGGAAAAACTAAGGCAGCAAGCGCAAGACCAAGGGTTGCTAAACCTCGGTCTTACCTTGCTTGCAGGATCAGGAAGAAGTCCCGTACGCAGGTCTACAGGCGAACTTGTAGCCCAAGGTCTACAAGCAGGACAGCAAGCCTACCGTGGTGCAATGCAGCAAGCGGTGCAGGACAAGATGATCGGTATGCAGTTGGAAGAGGCTGCAAAGAAACGCAAGCAAGAAGAAATATTTAATCAGTTGCTACAACCACCAACGGCTGCGCAAACAACCGATATGGCCGGTAGAGCGATGGGCACTACAGGCCCAACGGCTGAGGCTGCGACAAGGTTTGAACAAGCCAAACAAGCAGCGACTCCATTTGGTGAATTGACTCCTGAGCAACGCATGATTGCTGCTGCGATGGGTAGGGAAGGTGGTCTTAAATTCCTTTCGGAACAGTTAAAGCAGGAATACTCAACAACGCCTTCAACGGTAATGATTGGCGGAAGGCCAACGCTTGTCCAGTTTAGTAAGACAGGCGCAATGAAGGTTGTTAACGCTTCTCCACTGCCTAACGAAGAGCAGATCAATGTAGGAGACGAGATTAGATTCAGGGATAAAAACACAGGCGTGATTACAGGATCAGTCAAGCTAAATATTGGGCCTGCTGAAGCTAAAAGAATTATGCTTGATGAGGCAAGACTAAAGATTGAGCAACAAAGACTTGCTTATGAAGGCCAGCGCGTAGGCATGGAAGGCCAGAGACTTAACCTTGCAAACATTGAATCTCAGCGTGGCGCATACAAGGTTGTTGATACTCCTGAAGGTCAAGTGTACGTTCCAGTTATCCCTGGAACGCCAACAATCCCAGTGCAAAGCGCGGGCGGACAACCTGTTATGGGAGCGGCTAGCAAACTGCCAGAGGCGCAGCAAAAACAAGTTATTGGCGCACAAAACACTGTAAACGCTATCAAGGAGTTTAGAGATTCGCTCTCTTCGTTTAAGACTACAGACGCGATGAACCCCGCTAAACGCGCGGACATCCAAGCCAAGTATCGAAACATGCAGTTGCAGGCTAAAGAGGCTTATAACCTTGGCGTTCTCAACGGGCCTGACTTAACAATCATTGAACAGTTGGTGATAGATCCAACGACCGTGACGGGTGTGTTTACAGGCAAAAAAGCGATTGATAACCAAGCGTCTGAATTGTCACGCATCATTACCGACATGGGTAATGTCGCGGCAGGAAGGCCAAAAGAAGTAACTGGAGCCACAAAAACAGAACCGGCTGCTGAGGCTCCGAAAGCAGTAAGCGCTCCTGTTGATCTTGTTAAGGCAGCGCAAGAAGAACTTGCCAAGAGATTAAAACCGCGAGGCCAATAATGGACTTAAGCAAATTATCAGACAAAGACTTAGAAGCGATTGCTTCTGGTGATATGTCTAAAGTGTCTGATGAAGGCTTGCGAGCTATTGTTGCTGCTGGACGAGTTCAATCGGTTAGAAAACCTATTGACGAGATGCTTGCTAAAGCAGAAGTGAAACCAGAAGTTTCTCCTGGTGGCGTTGCAAGGCAATTGGGGTTAACTGCTCGCGCTGCTGTAAGCGGTTTAACTGCGCTTCCTACGATGCTAGCTGATCCTATAACGGGTCTCGTTAATATGGTCGCTGGCAAACAAGTTGCCGCACCTCCTAGTCAAACAGTTCAGGACTTGTTAAACAGGATTCTCCCGCAACCACAAACAACGCAAGAACGCATTACCCAAGATGTTGCTTCTGCCCTTGTTGGCACTGGCGGAGCAGTGCAGGCGGCAAAAGGTTTGCAAAGGGTAGCGACTAGCCCTGTAACGCGAGAGGTTGCTGCTACTCTAGCAAGAGACCCAAGAGCGCAGGGCATCGCCGCGTTAACAGGTGCGGGAGCGTCTGGGCTTGCAAGAGAAGAAGGACTCCCTCCTATTGCTCAAGCAGGATTAGGGATTGTTGGTTCTATGGCTCCTTCTGGTGCCCCTGCTGCGGCTAGAGCAGGCACTCAAATGGTGAAAGCGGCAGTTCAACCGTTTACCGAGCAAGGCAGGCAAGTCATTGTTGGTAACGTCCTAAATAGGTTTGCAACGATTCCCGAAACGGCAGCAGCAAGGATGCAAAATGCGCCTGAGTACATTCCTGGTTCTATGCCAACTATGGCTGAGGCTGCAAGAGACCCAGGGTTGTTAGGCTTGCAAACTCCTGTAGCCAAGATTCTTGACGTTCAGAACCTTTTAGGTCAGCGTGTAGCGCAACAGAACCTTGCCAGGTCGCAAGCGTTTACTCGTGAGGCTGGAGAAGGGCAAGAATATATTGACCTTCTTAAGGGCATGAGAGCATCTTCAACGAAACCTATGCGTGAAGAAGCATTCTTGGCTCAAAAAGAGTTTGGCCCTATGTCTTACGACGCGCTAAACCCTGTACGCAGCGCAATAACCTCAGTGACTCGCGGAGAGACTGGAGGTTCTAAACCTGTACGCGATGCCATGAAGTTTGTGCAAAGCCTCATTAAAGACGTAGAAGAAGCGCCATTAACACCTCAAAGGGCTTACGGTATCCGAAAAGACATCAACTCAGCTATTGAAGGTAAGTTCGACAAAGAGGACTTTAGATTAAGGCTTGCTGCTGGAGAGTTGGCTCAGATTAGGGGTGTTCTTGATGACGTTATTGAACGAAGCGCTCCTGGCTTCAAATCCTACTTAGCGGAATACAGAAGCCAATCAGTGCCAATAAGCCAGGCTGAACTTTTGCAAGATATTGGTAGAAGATCGACGGTTGCCGCCCCAGACATTACTAGCGGCCCATCTGCTATTCCGATTTTCAGTCAAGCTAAGTTGCGTAGTCAACTCGTTAACAGAGCGCAAGAGATCAACAGGACGCTTAATCAGAGTCAAGCAACTATGCTCGACAATCTTATTAAAGACTTGGATAGGACTGCATCGTTAACGTCTGCGGTTGCCCAAAGGCCAGGGTCGGATACCTTCAAGAACTTCTCGACTGCAAATCTGATTGGATCTATGTTTTCTGATGTGCTTGCAGATACAGCTACGGTTAAGTCTCTAGCCTTACCACTGAACTTTTTATACAAAATCCCTGATGAAAAAGTCAGTCAACTTTTAGTCGAGGCAATGCTAGACCCGAAATTAGCTTCGCTAATGATGCAGAAAGCATCTAAAATGACGGTAGAGCCTGTTTCTAAGGCATTACGGAAGAAAGCTGAGGATCTAGGCTTTGCACCGTTGATTTCTGGGATGCAAGCGGAGTAATCATGGCAAAGACAAAGATCTCTGAGTTTTCCTCAACTCCAGGCAATAACACCGACATAGACGGTATTGACATTGCCGAGGGTTGTGCGCCTAGTAACATCAA